CCACTCGCCGGGTGGCGACGTGTTTGAAGGGACCACCATGTACAACCTGCTGCGCGGCCATTCGGCGCGGGTGGTGGTGTACATCGACGGTCTCGCCGCTTCGATGGCCAGCGTGATTGCCATGGCCGGGGATGAAATCAACATGCCGGCCAACGCCATGATGATGATTCACAAGCCATGGGGTGGTCAGGTAGGTGATGCCGACGCCATGCGCGAGTACGCCGACTTACTCGACAAGGTCGAGAGCACGCTGATTCAGGCGTATACGCGCAAGTCGGGCAAGGCGATCGAGGACATTCAGGCGCTGCTCAAGGCGGAAACCTGGATGGATGGCAACGAAGCGGTGGCGGCCGGTTTCGCTGACAAGGTGCTCGATCCGTTCAAGGCGGCCGCTCAACTCACTTCAAAACGCATGCAGGAGTTCACCAACATGCCTACCTCGGCACAAAATCTGTTCAATCCGCGCGCTTCCGCTCCAACCCCAGCACCGGCCCCAGCTCCAGCCCCGACACCTGCGCCGGTTGTCGATCCGGCGCCGGTCGCGCTGACCTTGGATCAGATGCGCGCCCAGGTCATGGCGGCGGACGGGGCGCGCCGCACGGCAATCAATGCCGCGTTCTGCGGCTCGCTGGTCACCAGCCACACCGAGCTGCTCAACACCTGTCTCAATGACCTGAGCTGCACGGCCGAGATGGCGCGGGAAAAACTGCTGGTTGCGCTGGGCTCGACCACCACCCCAACGGGTGGACCTCACCACCATGGCCACATTAGCAACGGCAACTTGGTTGGCGATTCGGTGCGCGCCTCGCTGGCCGGTCGTTTGGGTCAGGCGGAAAACCAGAAAGACAACGCCTATAACCACATGAGCCTGCGCGAGCTGGCCCGCGCCTCGCTGCATGATCGCGGCATTCTGGTTGCCACCCTTGATCCGATGGCTATGGTCGGCTTGGCGTTCACCCATGACTCCAGCGACTTCGGCAACATCCTGGTGGACAGCGCCGCCAAGTCAGTGCTGCTTGGCTGGGACGAGGCGCCGGAGACCTATCACCTGTGGACCAAAAAGGGCCGCTTGAGTGACTTCAAGGTGGCGTCCCGGGTCGGCATGGGTGCGTTTCCGAGCCTGCGTGAAGTTCGCCCAGGGGCTGAGTACAAGTACATCACCACCAATGATCGTGGCGAAAAAATTCGCCTGGCAACCTACGGTGAGATGTTCAGCATCACTCGGCAGGCGATCATCAACGATGACCTCGACCAGTTGAGCACGGTGCCTTACAACATGGGCCTGGCCGCGCGCGGCACCATCGGCGATCTGGTCTATGACACGCTGATCCATTCGCCGGTGATGAGTGACGGCAAAGCGCTGTTCGATACCGAGCGCAACAACCTGTTCTCTGGTACCGGCGCCAATATGTCGATTGAGGCGCTGAGCAAGGCCAAGACCGCCATGGCCTTGCAGAAAACCGAGGTCGAGGGTGGCAAGGCCCGCACCCTGAACATTCGCCCGGCGTTTGTCTTGGTGCCGGTGGCGCTGGAAGACAAGACCAACCAACTGATCCGCTCGGCGTCGGTGCCTGGCGTCGACACTAATGCTGGCATCGACAACCCGATCCGCAATTTCGCCACGGTGATCGCCGAGCCACGCCTGGACGATGATTCGCCGGTCACCTGGTATGAGGCTGCCCGCCAAGGTGCTGACACCATTGAAGTTGCTTACCTGGACGGCGTTGAACAGCCCTACATGGAGCAGCAGCAGGGCTTCACCATTGATGGTGTGACGAGCAAGGTGCGGATCGATGCCGGGGTCGCGGCGCTGGATTATCGCGGTCTGAACAAGTCAGTCGGTGTCGTGCCACTTGCGAAAGCCAGCCGTTAACGGTTGAAGAGTCCCCTAAACACCCCGCCGCGAGCGGGGTTTGTTGTTTCTGTGCAGGAGAAATGCGCATGTCCAAGAATTATTCGGGTCCCGGCAGCACGCTGACTTTTGTGGCGCCAGACGGTGGCGCGACGGCGGGGGTGCCGTTGGTGCTGGTTGATACGGTGGTCATCCCGATCGCCAGTGGCGTGGCGGGTGACGTCCTGGTCGGCCATCTCGACGGCGTCTGGCGCCTGCCTGCCGATGCAGCGCTGCTGCAGGGGCAAAAGGTGGCTCTGCAAGCCGGCGTGCTGGTTGATCCGCTCACGGCCACTGGTGACACGGTGCCCTTCGGCAAGCTGATGAGTGCTCCGGTCGGCGGTATTGCCGAAGCGTTGTTGATTCAGTGACCACGCTGGGCCGCTTTCGTGACGTCACAGCTCGGATGGATGCAGTGCTGGTCGATCGCCTCGGCGATCGCGCCATCAAGCCGGACGGCCTACCGTTGTCCGGTGCGTTCTTCTCGCCCTTTGTCGGTGCGGATGTCGGCGGTAAATCGAAAAGCGTGCGCCTAGGCAATGCCATCGTGACGGATAACGTTCTGGCACCCACCTTCACCGCTCGCGTGGTGGAGGCGGTGGGCATCGAGAAAGACTCCTTTCTTACCATCGATCTACCGGCGGAGCAGGGCGGCGGTCGCTACAAGGTCAGCAAGCGCGAGCCGGACGGCGCCGGCATGGTCACTTTCATACTGAGTTTGAACAATGGATGAGCTGACGACCTTACACAATGCGATCGAGGCGACGTTCCGCGCCGGCCTGCCGTCGGTGGTGAGCGTCGAGGCGTTTCCCGAGCTGAATGCTGAAGTCGGTCTGCCGGCGGTGTTGTTCGCCCTGACGGAAATCGGCGAAGCACCCGACAATGGCAGCGGCAAAACTTCCCTGAGCGGTCGCTTTCAGGTGTGCATCATGGTCGATTCCACCATCAGCAAAGCGGCCTTACAGGCCGCCATTCTGGCCGCCGAAATCAGCAAGATTTTGCGTGGGCAGTATTGGGGGCTGGACTTTGTCGAAGAGGTGCAGGAGGTGCGCGCATTTCCGGACGACTCGATGCCGGAGCTGGCGCAATTTGTGGTGTGGATCGTTGAGTGGAAGCAGATATTCCAGATAGGTGAAACCGAATGGTTATGGCCAGTCGAGCCGCCGGGTTCTCTGTACCTGAACGTCGATGGCTGCACCGGTACCGGCAATGAAGATCACTACTTTCAACCGGAGGATCTGGTATGGGATACGCCAGCGCCGAACACGACCGAATGATCGCCGCCATGCTGCTGCCCTGCGTGGTGGTCGGCGTCGATCTGATGGCCGGGCGGGTGCGGGTCAAGGCCGGAACTTGGGTCAGTGCCTGGGTGCGCTGGCACAGCTTGGCCGCTGGTAAGGCCCGTCATTGGCGCGCACCGAGCCCGAATGAGCAGGGCGCGTTGTTCAGCCCGAGCGGTGATCCGGCCATGGGCACCTTTATCCCGGGGCTGTACGGCAACGCCGGGGCCCCACCGGATAATCGCGATCACGTCGAGGCCTGGTACTTCGACGATGGCGGCTCACTGGTTTACGACTGGCAGGCCGGCAGCTACAGCATTGCGTTACCTGTCGGCAGCCGCGCGACGATCACGGTTGGTGGCTCGCAGTTTGAAGTGACACCGGATCAAGTCCGCGTTGTCGCCAGCCAGATCGCGCTGGTGGGTGAGGTGGCTATCGACGGATCGCTGAGCGTGTCCGGCGACATCAGCGGTGCCGGCACGATCATGGATGCCGGCGGTAACAGCAGCAACCACTCGCATTGAGTGCACATTCACTTTGAGCCCGTCGCGCGCGGGCTTTTTCATGTCTGGAGAAAAGCATGACGAGTAAAACCAAGGCCGCTCCCGCCGCCACGGATGCACCCGAGCCGGCCACGCTGAGCATCTTTCGCGACACGCTGTACACCTCGCGGGTGCTGATCCTGCTGGACGCCGGGCGCACCTTGAAAGTCAAAAAAGGACAAGTCGCGGTGGCGTCGGACGACACGGTCGCGCTCGACTATTTGCATGGCCGCAAGGATTTTGTCGCGGTCGAGGGCTGATCCAATGATCGGGATGATCGGACTGGACCGCCGCACCGGCCAACTCATTTCCGGCCTCGATCACCTGCGCCAGTCCATCGAGGACATCTTGTCCACTCCCTTGGGCAGCCGGCGCATGCGCCCGGAGTACGGCAGCAAGCTGCGGCGGTTTGTCGACCTGCCGGTCAATGACGGCTGGAAAAGTGCCGTGCAGGCCGAAGTGGCCAGTACGCTCGGGCGTTGGGAGCCACGGCTGAAACTCGGCCGTGTGCGCGCCGTGGCCATCCTCGACGGGCGTATCACCTTTGAGCTGACCGGGCAGTACCTGGGCAGCGACGTGACTTTGGAGGTGTCCGCATGACCATGGAACTGGCGGCCCTGCCGCCGCCGCAAGTGCTCGAAGACCTCGACTTTGAAGTGGTCTACCAGGAGAAGCTGGAAGCCTTCCGCCTGAGCATGGGCGATAACTGGAGTGCGGAGCTCGAAAGCGACCCGGTGCTCAAGCTGATCGAGCAGGCCGCGTATGGCGCCTTGCAGAACCGGGCGCGGGTCAACGACGCGGGCAAGGCCTTGCTGTTGGCCCATGCCGAGCGGGCCGACCTCGATCACCTGGCCGCCAACGTCAATCTGCAGCGCCTGGTTATTCAGGCGGGAGACCCGAGCACGGTGCCGCCGACGCCGCAGGTGCTCGAGGAAGACGATGCCCTGCGCGAGCGAGTGCAGCTGTCGTATGAGGGGCTGACCACGGCGGGACCGCGCAACAGCTACATCCTGCATGCGCGCAACGCCTCGGGCCTGGTGGCCGATGCCACGGCGGAAAGTCCGTCACCGGCCGTGGTGGTGGTCACCGTGCTCAGCCTGGAAGGCAGCGGTGCCGCCTCGCCGGAACTGCTGGAAGAGGTCCGGCTACACCTCAATGACGAAGACGTGCGACCGGTGGCCGACCGCCTCACGGTGCAGAGCGCTGTGGTCATCGATTACTACATTGAAGCGGTGCTGTACCCGCAGGCACCGGGGCCGGAAAACGAAGCCTACCTGGCCGAAAGCCAGAAGCGCCTGAGCGAGTGGATCAACCCGCGCCGCCGCCTCGGTCTGGAAGTGGCGCGCTCGGGGATCGATGCGCAATTGCACGTTCCCGGCATCGCCCGGGTTGAGCTGCTCGACTGGACTGACGTCAGACCGAACAAGGCCGAGGCTGCGTACTGCACGGGCTACAACGTGGTGTTGGGAGACAGTCTGACATGAGCAGTCAGCTGCCCCTCAACAGCACGCCGCTAGAGCTGGCCGTGGAAGCGGCCAACTATGAAAACACACTGATTCCGCTGCGCAGTTTGTACAACGCCGATACCTGCCCTGAACACCTGTTGCCGTATCTGGCGTCGGCCTGGTCGGTGGACCGCTGGAACAACAACTGGACGCAGGAGGCCAAGCGCACGGCAATCCGTTCGGCGTACGACGTGCATGCGCGTAAAGGCACCATCGGCGCGCTGCGCCGGGTGGTCGAACCTTTGGGCTACCTGATCGACGTCGTGGAATGGTTCGACACCGTGCCGGAAGGTGAGCCGGGTACGTTCGCTCTGGAGGTCGGGCTGAATGACGCGGGCATCACCGAGGAGCTGTACGAGGAGCTGGCGTGGTTGATCGACGATGCCCGCCCGGTCAGCCGGCACATGACCAACCTGGCGCTCAGCCTGCAGACCGAGGGTGTGCTGGGCATTGCCGTGTGCGTGCAAGAGGGCGAAGAGATCGATGTGTACCCACCGGCCCCGCAAGACATCGACGTGACCGGCACTTTTGGCCCGGCGCTCTGCGTCGATGAAACCGATACTTTGGACGTTTATCCCTATGATTGATAAGACCAGTCAGTTTTTTGCCATCCTCACGGCGGTCGGTGAAGCCAAGCATGCCAATGCCATCGCCTTGGGCCTGGACTGGATGTTCACCGAGATGGGCTTGGGCGATGCCAACGGCACCGACCCGATTCCCGATCGCCTGCAGACCCAGCTGATCAACGAATGGCGCCGGGCGCCGATCAACCAGATCCGGGTCGATCCGGCCAACCCCAACACCGTCATCACCGAGCAGATCATTCCGCCGGAAGTCGGCGGCGAATGGATTCGCGAGATCGGCCTGTACGACGTCGACGGCGACCTGGTGGCGGTGGCCAACTGCGCGCCCAGCTATAAACCGTTGCTGGACCAAGGCAGTGGCAAGACCCAGGTCGTGCGGATGAACTTCATCGTCAGCAGCTCGGCGAACATCGTGCTGAAGATTGACCCGGCCGTGGTGTTGGCCACGCGTGAATACGTCGACCTGGCTATCACTGAAGCGCTGGCCAAGCTGGATCACAAGCAGTCAGCGCGGGTGGCGGCCACGGTCCCCATCACCCTGAGCAATGTGCAAACCATCGATGGCGTGGCCGTGGCCGCCGGTGATCGCGTGCTGGTGACCGCCCAGACAGAGACCCAGAGCAACGGTGTCTATGTCGTCGGTGCCGAAGGCTGGACGCGGGCCGCCGATGCCGACAACAGCCTGGAAGTGACCCCGGGGTTGTTTATCCACGTCGAGCAGGGCACGACCAACGGCGACAGCCTCTGGCAGTTGGTCACCGACGCGCCGATCACCCTCGGTACCACCGGTTTGCAGTTTGAAATGATCGCGGGCGGCAGTGGGGGCGGCGTGGGCACCTTTCGCAGTGTCACCGTCGATGCCCTCGGGCGTGTGGTCGCTGGTACCAACCCGACCACCCTGGACGGCTACGGCATCACCGATGCCCTGGCGGTGAGTGAAAACCTGGGCGATGTTGCGGATGTGGTCGAGGCTCGGAATAACCTCGGTCTGGGCACCGCCGCGACCGCTGCTGTGCAGGTCCATCTGCACGATGAAACGCCTGATGCGCTGATGAAGGTCGGAGCGTTTGGCTGGGGCGGGCCCGCCTATGCGGTCAGTGATGTTGACATCGGTGGCTTGAACGCGGAGACGGCCCTCTATTTCATCAGCAATGGCATAGGGGGGCCAGGAGGCGGGATCTATGAGGGTTGGGTTCGTGTCTCGGCGATTACACCAGGTCAATACGCCTTCCAGGAGATTTATGGGAATGCCGACCACACCCTACACCGCCGGGCCTTGACTGCCGGTGTTTGGGGCGAATGGGAAAGCATATGGGACTCAACCAATCTGGTTAAACAAATCTACCCCCAAGATGACACGCCAGGCCGTGTATTGCTCACGGGTGCTTATGGTATCGGTCACGGGGGGATTGTCCTTCCCGACGGCACTGATCTAAACACAATCACCACTGTGGGCATTTACCGGGTGAACACCAGCCTGAATATGCCTGCCGGCGGTCAATTCTCCCCCATGCTGGTTGCAGTCAGTCAAGACACCCTTTGGCAACAAATCACCAGCTATAACTCCGGTACAACCTATACCCGAGGCGCAGTTCAGACCCCAGAGGGATATGAATTCAGTGAGTGGGTAACGGGTTGGAACACTAGCAATTTTGACCCTGCTGCGTATCAGGCGGCACTGGGCTTCACTCCCGTGCAGCAAGGCGGTGGTGCGGGTCAGGAGTCGAATA